TTGAATCGTTAACATAGCAATCAACTAAGATTGATGATCCTGTAATGTTGGACAAAGAAATACCAACTACTGTGTCAAAAGAGTTAGCAGTGAAAAGAGTAGCAGGACTTGCGCCGACTGCGTTGGATGTATACCTTCTAAAATTCTGGGCCATCTATCCTCCTTTATAATGAAACCGCCATAGCGATTGCGAAACCCTGTGTAGCTGCATTACTTACATCCACACCGTTAACTGTTGTTACATCTAAGTTAGCTAAAGCGTTATGAACTTCATCTGAACCATCTACATAGATTGATGCATCTCTACCAGTTACAAGGGTATATGTTGCTGCCCCTGCACCAGCTGTAAAAATCAAACTTGAATCTGTATCGTTTTGTACAGTATAAGTTTTTTGAATGTTTGGAAGAGTTATCGTGCAAGTTGTACTCGGCGTACCGGTAAACTTTAAAACTTTCTGACGGCCATTCTCAGAAGCATACGATGTAGGATTTGTTGTGAATGTTAAACTTAAGTTTCCTGTTATAGCAACCGACAGAACCCCGTCCGTTGAATCTTCCATTCTATTCCAGTTATCATTTGTTTGATCACCCCAAGTGTTATCGTTCTCACCTGTGGTCATCAACCTGATGCCAAGATTACTCCATGTTGAAGCCATTTAAACTCCTTATGCTATTCTTAAAATAGCGTTTGTTGCATCAGCAGTTGGAAATTGAATTTCGAAAGTACCGCCTGATACAGAAAAGTCTGCACCAAAATCAATTACCATTACTGCTTTATTACTTTCGGATGTATTGTAAATAATACAACCTCTAGTTGTAAAAGTTGCAGACGTCCAAGACGTATCTGAAAAATCAATAAAAGCTGTTGTGCCGCTTGATGTTGGATCTATATTTGTTAAAGTGTTTCCACCTGTAGTGTATCCACCTGTAGCACCTAACTCATCTGAGTTACCTGTTACATCGGAATAGTTAGTCGTTGCTGCACCATAAGTTCCTGCTTGCGAAGCTTGAGCTTTGATTAAAGCAATCTTGTAAGTGTCACCACCTGTTGCTAAAAAGCTGTGTATTCCGTCAAGCAATTCTTTTTTAAAACTTGTGCAAATTGCTGATGTTATGGCCATAGTTTATCCTTTTGTTCCTATCTCACCCGTTGTGAACTCGTCAGTTCTTTTACGTTGTTGTTCTTGTCTTAAAAATGTTTGAAGTGCTCGATCATACAGACCTTGATATCTCTGTAATTGATCAGGCGCTTCTTTCATAAAGTAAGACGCTTCTACTAAACTTGCGTATAGTATTACATCAGGAGCATAGTCACCTAAATAAGTGTTCGCGTTACCGCTACTAAGTCCTGTTGGTAGTATAGTATACCCTATTTCGAGCGTATAGTCAACATCTGCCTTAGGAGAAAATAAAAATTTTGTACCCCTATCAGATGATGAATAACTACCTTCGCCGTATAAGGCGTAATACTCAGGAGAACCAGTTGTTGCTTCATTCTGAGTAAACTCTCTCACATATGTTTGGTCTTTCTCTTCTAAGAAAGTTCCTGTTTGATGTTTAATGTATCTTGTTACGTACAGATCTTGAGGAACGTCAAACGTATTATTGCCAGCTGATAAAGTAAATGTAGTATTTTTGTGATATTCTGCAATATCTGATTCTCGCAAAAGTCTTTGTTCAGCTAATTCTATACATAAATCAATAGGTGCTTTACCTGAGCCAGTGGCTGTTGTAAATTCGGTTGAATCATTTTCCATCCAATCCTGTATTCCTTGTTTTAACTGTACGTATGTTAAACCCATTAATTACCCCATTCTCCTTGTGACCAAGTAAAGTTACCCCAACTCGGTGAATTTACATCTATTGTACCACGATTTGCTGTAGCTTGCAACCCTGTTGGAGTTACTGGTACAATAATTTCCGCCTGTGCTGTACCTTGTGAAGCTGTAGTTCCTAGACCTGCTGGGAATACAGTAGCATTAATTGCCAATGTACCAAGAGAAGTAGTAGCTTCAATACCTCCACCAAGCTCTGTTAAGTTAAGAGTTGGAGTGCCTTGTTGAGCTGTTGCTTCTTGTCCTACAAGATTCTCAGTTAAGTTGAGAGTTACAGATCCAAGTGATGTAGTTGCTTCAATACCATTTGCATCTTCTGCAGAGTTTAATGTTACTGAACCTTGTGCTGTTGTAGAACCTACGCCAGTAATATTTATACCAAGTTTCTTCGTAACAGCACCTTGTTGTGCTACTGCTTCTAATCCTTCAGCTTGTTCCGCTCCATTGATAGTTAATGTACCTTGAGCCGTTGATGATGATACGCCACTGATTGGTATAACTAATGCTATACCCGGTGTACCAATTCGTGAAATTAGACCAAGGCCATTTGTTTGTTCGGTTAAATTAATATTAGGTTGACCAACTAATGTAGTTGTTTGTGCCGAGAATCTTCCATATAACGGGCCTAAAGGTATAGTTGTTGGAACTGAATCCGCATCTGGTCGTGGTTTAAATAAAACATTGCCACGTCCTTTACGTAAATATTTTTGTGGTTCTAATTGCGGATGCTTTGCTTCCCAATCTTTTTTATGAACTTTGAAACCCGTCCATTCTTCACGGGCATCTTTATATCTAATCTTAAATCCAGAACGGTCGTCTATTAAGACCGCTTTTTTACCTTTAGCGTATCGTGCCATTAGTACACCTGTGGTTGTACGTAAAAGCTAACTCTTTCTCTATCCTCTTCTTTTGCCTTCATCCATTCTTCATCGTATAAAGGCTTTAGTATATTCAATCTATCTGGTGCAAACTTAACTGCCAATTCAACAGCTAACCCACTAATCAATGCCGGTAAATACCTTCTTGGTATATCTGGATTTTGTGTATACGTTGTGGTTACATCTTGTGGATATCTAATAGTCCATGATGTAAATTGATAGTATGTTTGATCTGGTATTGGCCAGAAATAAATTTTATGTGTTCCCGTACCTGCATTGGTAAATTGACTATTTCTTTCAACCGCAAACTGTACAGGTTTACCTGTATCATTTTTAGTTGGAATATTTAAATAATCATCTAAACTAATTCTTTCGATAGATATATCTTGTGGATTTGATGTGTCAGAATTATCTCTAATTGCGCCATCTAAAACATCTAAGTATTGAGAAGCGCTTAATGTTATGTTGTTTACGTCTTTTGTTAAAGACGTGGTTGTTAAATCTAACGTAAATAAATTTACGCCATCGTTTACCCATTTAGTCAAAAGCAAATTGAGAGAACGTCTAGCAGTTTTTAAATCATTACCTGTTTTAGTTTGCTGTCCAATTCTCTCGTATGCTTCCTCAATAATATGAGCAGTGTCTAAGTTAAAAGTATACGTACCAGAAGTCGCCATCTGTACTCCTATCCCATAACAATAGTTTTAACTAACCAAATAAATTGTGCAAATACCATGACACCAACTGTTGCTAATACTTTATTTATTTTGTCAATGTCTTTTTGCAAATGCACTAAATGGTTTGTTTCTATTGTATGTATTTTTTGATTTAGTAATTTTAAATCACCTTTCATCTCAGTTATCTCCAATTTGTTTTGTAGTTCAATATCAGACATTAGTCGTGAAACACAGTAATAGATGTTACATTTGTCAAACTGTGTGCTTTCATTCCGTTTGGAAAAACAACACCATCTGTTGGTAAATTAAAAGTAAAAACATCCCCTTGAGGTATATCAAACTGAATAACAGTCTGATCGTCATTATCTCTAAGAAGTACAGAACCTGCTCCGACGCCATCACTTACTACAATGATACCTCTAAGTCTAGTTCTGCCACCAAAGATAGTTGCGTTACCAGTTGCTCGGGTAGCTTTTACGTCTGTTGAAAAACCCATTATAAACTCCTATAAGTTAAGGGGACATTTCTGCCCCCTTGATGTTATGCTAAATTATTGTTTTGAATATATTTAACAGTAATATAACCAGCACCTGAAGAACCTGTGCTAGAGATAGTCTGAATTGTTACATCAGAACTTCCTACATCTGCCCATGTATCTGCATCAGTGATTGTTCCAGTTGAACCTTGCTTGATAACATTTGCAGAAGTTCCTAAAGCTAATGCAGAAAATAGTTCGTTTGCACTTGCTGAAGTTCCTACAGATAAGTTAGCTGAAGCTGGAGCTGTAGTTATATACAGAGTTATTTCGGTGATTTGTGAATTTGCTGGAATAATAATTCCAGTGCTAGCTGCACTTGCTGATTGTGACCAAGCAGCAGATTGTGCCATTTCAACAAAACCTGTATTTTGTGATCCGCCTTCACGGATTGTTCCCGCTTTAATCGGGCCTGAAAAAGTCGTTGTTCCCATTGTCTATCCTTTTGTTTGTAGTCTACTTTCGTAGTCTATGGGTTGGTAAGGGGGCAGTTTTTATGCTACCCCCTCTAGTGTTTAGGATGGGTTTGAACCCCATACGCCACGCCAGTCAGAGAACCCAAATGAGTATCTCTCTCTAGCTTTGTAACGTACATTACCTGTTTCGAAGTCACCTTCCATTGAAGTGTTGATTGGTGATCTATTGAACATTTTCATTCCGTGAGGAGAATCTGTTCTAATGAACCAACGTTTACTTCCAGTGAATCTGTGGTTAAGATGATAACCGCCCGGTAACATACCTTTCGATACGAGAGCGTTTACATCATTGTCCGCAGTTCCAACTCTGTATGGAGATGCCATCAATCTTTCAGCAACAAACACAAGTTGTCTTGGAATGTGCAAAGTTTTACCTTGAAGAGCCACCGGAATGTCTCTGTCATCAGTAAAGCCAGCGATACCAATTAACGCGTCTTCCAGAGAAGTTTCTGAAAGTTCTGCTTGTGTAGTGAACGTATTAGCTTGTGCTGAACCACTTTGTAATGGGTGATCAGTAGCACATAATACTTTACCGTCTCCACCTAATTGTGAAGAAGAGAAAGCGTTATTGAATACGTTTGCTGCTTTTGTTTGTTTAGCTGAAGCCATTGATCTAGCTAATGCTTTTGTTAGTCTGGTAGACAATTTATCATACAGATTGTCTTCCATAGCTTCCTCAGTAATTGAGAATGCCATAGCGACAGTTTCGTGTTGATATCTTGATACCCAACCTTCTCCAGTATCAGCATAGTTAACAGCTTGACCTTCAAATTTTACAGAAGCTTCTCCGAAACCGGGGAATAATACTTCTTCTTCGAAGGCTCTATTTGATGATTCCTGATCGAATAGTACGGCATGCTCATTTTCGTATCTGTTATATTCAGTTCCAAAAATGGCGTATAA